GCTGCGCCCTCGCAGCGGTCGCGCTGCGCCTTCAGGCGTTGTCGCTGGTAGTCCTTAAAGGCCTCAGACCCGAGCAGCTCCTGCGGCCGCGGCGGATCCTCGAGCGGGTCGCGGGTGACAGGGAACAGGCCGCGGATGTTGTGGTCCCAAGCGCAGCGCTGCAGCTCAACCATGGCTGGGTCGATGCGCAGCTCCTGCTGCTGCAGCTGGTTCACAGCCTTGAGCACCGGGGCCAACGCCGCCGGCGTCAGGTGGCTGAGATCCAGCCCGGCACGGCTGCGCACCAGCGGCTGCTTGTTGTCCAGGTGCCCGCCGCCGTGCATCCCCTCCCATGGCCGCGGCGGCACAAGCATTGGCAGCCGGCGTGCCTGAAAAGGCCGCGGCGGGTTGGCCTTGATCACAGCCTCCGCTGTTGCAGTGGGCCGCACGGTGCAGCGCAGCCGACCATTGCGGCTGGTGGTGCCCACCTCCACCAGATCGGTGTTGCCCAGGATCACCTGCAGCAGCAGGTTGCCCACCTCCACCTTCTCTGTGTGTGTCCAGCCGCTGCAGTCCAGGCGCAGCTGCTCGAGCACCTTGGTGTCGCTCAGCGCCCGTGCCCCTTTGCGTTTGCGGATCAGCCGCATCAGGTCAGGGCTGGCCTGCTCGATCCGTCCGGCTTTGAGCTCGTCCTGCAGGGCCTTGCCGATGGCACCGGCCAGGCGGCGCTGCTCAGGGCGCTGGCTGATCTGGTCGATCACCACACCCAGGGCGATGGCAGCAATGGACCTTGGTCCTCGGTTGGTGACGTGCAGCAGCAGGGGCCAGGCGGCGAAGTGCGGGCCCGGCTTGTTGGGGTTGGCCAGCAGCTCCTCGAGCAGCAGGCCCAGGGCCACCGTCACCTGCTCGGCGTACTGGGTGAACAGGGCCCGGCCGTACTCAGTGACGCTCTCTTTGCCCTGCGCTTTCAGCTTGGCTCGGGCATTGATTGCATCCCATTTCGCCCGCTCTCTTTCCCTCTCCTCCCTCTGCTTCTGCAGTTTGTCCACAGGGGTGGACGCGGGATTTCTGGGTTTCAACTCGCATTTTTGGGTGCTTTCAGCAGTAATTCCACCCCACCTGTGCAGAGATGGCTAACTCGTTGCTGCGGCTGATGGATGCGAGTGCTCTGCAGGGGTGGAATGACATTTTTCGGATTTTAAGTCCGCTGCGTATACCAATTCCGCCATGCTCCCGCCTGTGACCGCAAGGGATCTCAGGGATTCAGCCGTCTGCGGAGACTGCCGAACCCAAGCAGTCTGCCGCAGCGAGCAGGCAGAGAACCCGATCCGGTGGACGCATCCACAACGGCAGGCGTCACTGGCTGAAGACGGGCAGCGGGGCAGGGCCAGCGGGTTCAGCCCGCACACCGCCGGGTGAGAAGGGGTCCATGCGCAGGCGGGTGCGGTAGTTCCCGTTGAAGTCCGGCACGGTGCAGCCGGTGAAGAGCGCGTTCTCTGGTGTGATCTCGACGCCGTAGTTCCAGCCGCAGGCCGGGCCATAGAGCTGGGCGATGAGGGTCAGCGCAAGCACCGGCGTGTCCTCCATGCCCAGTGGAGGAACAGCCCGATCGCAGCGAAGGGGGCAACAGCCCCCAGCGCAGTGATCACAAAGGGCAAGGCGATCAGGCCAATGCCGCTGATGGCGATGCAGGCCAGCAGGTAGGCGGCCAGCTCGATGGGCTTGGGCTTCCTGGCCGGCGGCCTGTCAGGCAGGAACTCGAAGGTGTTGTCGGGGTAGATGACCAGGCGGGTCATTGATCAGTCCTCCAGGGCGTTGACGCAGGCGGCCAGCGCATCGGTGTGCAGGTGCAGGTAGCGCTGCACTGAAGCCAGGCTGGTCCAGCCGCCGTAGGCCATCAGCTGATGCAGCGGGATGCCGCGGCTGGCCAGCTTGCTCGCGCAGGTGTGGCGTGTGGTGTGGATCGACAGGGCACGGTCATCAGCCAGGCCCAGGGCGGCCTTGCCCAGGTTGAACAGGTGCTGATAGCGGGTGTAGCGGTAGGGCCAGACGCGATGGCCCGGCACTGCAGGCAGGTGCCCCTCCAGGGCCTCGATGGCACGGCGGGTGAGCGGCACTGAGCGGGGCTTGCCGTTCTTGGTGGCCCAGAAGGTGACGCGCCCCTTCACCAGGTCCACGTCCTGGCCCTTGAGCCGTTCAGCCTCACCCCACCGGCAGGCGGTCTCGAGCAGGAACACCAGCAGATCGGCTGCTGCAGGCTCACCGATCTGGCGGAAGTAGTGGCAGAAGCGATCGCGCTCTTCATCGCTGATCACCCGGTCCTTGGTGTTGGTCAGCCGCATCTGTTGCGGCATCCGCGGCAGCTCCTGCAGGTGCCCGTGCAGGTGGGCATCGGAGAGCATGGCTCGGATGGCTGCGACCTTCTTGTTGATGGTGCTGGGCCTGTTGCCTTTGGCCTGCAGCTTCTGGCGCCAGCCATCAACCAGGGCAGCGGTCACGTCGGTGACAGGGAAGTAATCACCGAAGAACTCAACGGCCTCGCGGCTGTAGATGGCAGCGGTGCGCTCGTAGGCAGTGCCGGCCCAGCGGATGCGCATCGACAGCGCCCGAGCCTCCTTGAGGGTGAACGGTGGCGTGGCTGATGGCTTGGCCTCGCGTTGCAGCAGCAGCTCGAGCAGCTCACGCTTGCGGGCCAGGGCCTCGGCTCTGGTTTTGCATTTGCCTGTGCGGCGGGTGCCGTTGACGGTGACATCGGCAACCCAGCCATCGGCAACCTTTCGGATGCTTCCTGCCATGGGACTGGTGGTGGTGGTTGTTGTGGGGTGAGGGCTCAGATGCCCTCGAGTTGCCTGACCAGGGCCTTGCCCTTGGCCGTCAGGCGAACCATGAAGCGGCGGCCTTCATCGGGATCCCTGAAGGTCTCGAGGAGGCCATGGCCGTCGTATCCCTTGCGGTGCTTGTCGCCCAGGGCATGGACGGTGCGGGACACGGTGGAGTTGGAGAGGTTCAGGGCCTCTTCCAGCTCCTCGTAGGTGCAGCGCCCTTGGGCGGCCACCACCAGGAAGACTTGCGCGTGGTGGATCGGGAACTGCGTGGGGTTGAGAACGGAGAAAGCAGCCAGAGCCCTCTCCAGCTGACGTAGATCCATGGGCCAAAACGCCTGCGACTCCTAGGAGTCTGGCACCGGTGGAGCCATAGGCGCTTGGCACTGCCGATGGTCTCGACATACAGCGAAAGCCCGTACCGGCACTGGCCTGCGGGGATTTCGATGGAGGCAATCAGGCAGATAGACACTGGCTTTTCTCGTCGCAGGTGGATAGCTGGACACCTAGGGCTTTAGTACAATCGTACTGCCCAAAATAGTTGCGGATGAGCTGTTCTCCCGCCTCACTCAGCTGCAGCTGCAGCCCACGCCGGTGCGGGTGAGGCCTCACCTCAAGCAGGGAGTAAGGGCTCTCCACCCAGGCGCCTTGGCTGTAGCGGGCCCGGCCCCTGAGCAGGGAGATCAGGCGGCTGATGGTGGCCGGTGGCAGGTCGTTGCCATCGGCATCTCTCATCGCCCGTTGCAGGTCAGGGATGTTGTCGATCCCGGAAGCGATCAGCAGCAGGGCCTCGGCGGCATTGATCGGCACTGCCCTGTTTTTCTGGCGCAGGGCACCAAGGAAGCCAGCCAGGTTGGTGGTGTTCATGCCGCCACCTGCTGCTGGGCGTTGCGCACCTTCATCAGCGCTGCATTGGCAACGGCCAAGGCGTCAGCTGTATCAGCCCAATCAGCGCAGCCCTGAGGGCAGTGCTGCACCTGCAGCTCGAGCAGTTCGGTGAGCAGGTGGGTGCGGGGCTTGAGCAGATCAGCGATCAGGGCCGCTTCATCTGCAGAGATGGAGAGTTGCAGCACAGGTCTGCACTGGTGGTGAGTTGTTGTTGTCAGTGTCGGCATGGGTGGTGGTTGTTGAAAAGGGCAGCACCGGCAAGGCGCTGCCCGATGGCCATCAGTCAGTGGCAGGCATCCCCACCTCGAGCACGTGAGCGCAGAGGTTGGAGAGGCTGCGGCCCTGCTCAAGTGCTGTGTTCAACAGCCTCTGGTGCAGTGCGTAGCTGATGGTGATCGTGATGCGCGCAGGGGATCGCTTGGCGAAGGCCACGCGGTCACGTAGCGAGAGAGGTTCCATGGGATCTCCTCGGTGGATACAGGGCAGAGCCCTGCAGGTGGCCGAGCCTCTGGGCCCGGCCGCGGGCAGAGATCAGGGGCCCGGGAAGGCGGTGAGGGTGCTGCGGTCCGGTATCGGCTGCGGTGCTGGCTGCACTGCGCTGATGGGACTGGCCAGGCGTTGCGGTGCCTGCTGCGGCGGCTGCGGTTGTGGCCAGGCCAGGGCAGCCAGGCCCCAGCCGAGCACCACAAGCGTGCAGTAGTCAGAGAGTTTCACGGTGTTGGCGGTGGTTGTTGTGGCAGGCAGAGGCCTGCAGGGGCACCACCGGCAAGGCGCCGGGAGGTGCCCGGGCAGGCGTCAGGCGTCGGCCTCTACGTCAGGGCCACAGATGGCATTGGCCGCGGCTGAGGCCTGGCCCAGGGCCTTGAAAAGCGCCTTAGGGCCCTCGCGCAGCACACCGGCCCAGCTGCCCAGATAGGCGGCGTGGTTCTCGGTGCTGCTGCTGATCTCAAGCCGGTTACAGATCAGGAAGGCGGCGAGCTCTGCCACCAGCTCCTCGCGGGCGTAGTCCGCGGTTCCCTTGCCGGTGCCCAGCTTGCGGTTGAGCCTGCTGCTGTGGCCGGTGCTGTGGGCCTGCTCGTGCGCCCAGGTGGCGTAAAGGCCTTCGGCGGTCTCGAATTGGGCCCTGGTGGGCATGGTGATCTGATCAGCGCTCGAGCTGTAGAAGGCGCGATCACCGCCCCAGGTGGTGGGCACCGGCCAGGCACCGAGCACCTGCTCGGCCAGGGCCAGCCTTTCCGGCTCGGGCTTCACCACCACGGCACCAACGGCCGCGGCGATCCGAGCCTCGAGGGCCTGCTGTGCCTCTGGTGTGCTGCCCACCAGGTCGGCCACGTTGAACACGCAAACCGGTTTGAAGCTGACCCAGGCAGCCACCAGCGGCGAACCATCCGGGCCGGTGACGGGCTTGCCCTGCTCGTCTTGCTGCTCGCGCTTGTTCAGCTGTGGCCGCAGCACGTAGCAGCCTTTTGAGCCCTTGCGAGGGTGCCAGCCCTCAGCCTTGGCTTGAGCGCTACCCAGCCACAAGGGCAGGGAGAACCCGCGGCAGGCTGCCCACATCTCGAGCAATGCAGGGTTACTGCCCCGGTAGGGCTGGCCGGTGATCAGGTTGCGGTGCTGGCCCTGGTGGCCGTGTTGGGCCCAATCCCGGCGCCAGGGGTTGACCCCCTGCTCGAGCAGATCAACTAGGGCCTGGCACAGCTTCTCTTCAGCTGTGGGACCGTCGTACGTCTTGCGGGCCTTGGTGGTGGTGGTGGCCATTGGTGGTGGCGTGGTGGTGGTTGTTGTTGGGCAGCCGTGAGGGCTGCAGAGAAGGCCCGCAGGCCCTCAGTGCAGCCGTCACCAGATCGCGCAGTCACCGTCACGGATCGCAGCAGCGAGGGCCCCGGCTGCGGCCTTGGCTTCGGGCCCCTGGGCCACGGCTTGGTAGTTGGTGAGGGCCGATGCGGCCATCCAGTCGGTGCGGGCTAGGTGGCGGCGCTTGGTGGTTGTCCAGTAGGGCCGCACCCGGCCCATGCGCAGGGCCCAGAGCTCACGGCGGCCGGCCTCATCCCAATCCGGGATCAGCGACATCTCGAGGGCCTCGGCTGCAGCCACTAGCAGCCGTTGGGAATCAGGGCCGCAGGGGATCGGCATGGCGGCGGCGGTGGTGGTTGTCATCGGTCGGTGGTGGTTGTTGTTGGGCAGCTGGTGAGGGCTGCAGAGAAGGCCCGTAGGCCCTCAGTGCAGCCGTCACTTACGGATCTGAACCGGCATCAGCAGGTACTCGAGCTCGCAGCCCTCGAGGCCCGGCAGTTCGCAGCTGCAGGCGAACACCATCGGGTTGTGGGCCCCGTTGCACTCCATGCGCACAACGCCGTTGTGGCTGTAGCGACTCACCTCAGCCAGGAACTGGCCCAGATAGCTGGCGTTCCATGCGATCGGTGCACCCGGCTGATGGGTGAAGCGATCAGGCCAGAGCTGATCGAGGTGCGGGAACTGGTAGCAGTCGGCCTCGTGCTTCCAGGGCCTGGCCTCGATCAGATCGCCGGGAGGGAATTTGCCGCCCTTGGCAACACGGCCGCCGAGCACCTCCACAACGCCGTCATCGCGCAACACAGCCCAGTGCCCATAGGTGATGCGCTTGCGCAGTGCTGCAGCGCTGATCAGCACTTGATCGGGCACCAAATACCAGTGCTCGCCAGCCGGTAGCCGGAAGCGAAAGGCCCGGTGCCCATCAGTGCTCTCGATCGTGATCTGCGCATCACCAGAACGCCGCACGCTCACCAGCTGCAGCGCTTGCTTCGCCTCATCCCTGCTGGCGAACTGCGCAGCTACGTAGAGCACCTGCGCAGGTAGGCAGGCCACAGCAGCGCAAGCGCTCGCACGGTGCAGCGCCTGCAGCTCACCTGCGCTCGCCGTCATCAGTTCGGTGGTGGTGGTCATCAGTCCGGTGGTGGTGGTGGTTGAACCGTTCCCCACACGTGGAGAACAGTTCCCACGTCCTAGCACGTGTTCTCCACAGGTGGAGGTTTTGGGGTGGTGGCGTCAGTCGCTATCTGTAACAAAACTTCATAAGCCCCAGGGGCCAGTACTCCGCAGCCGGGCCACCTGCCCAGGCCTTGAGAACAGGAATGAGAATCGTTCTCACGGGAAAAGGGGCCAGCCACCAGGCCCGCCAGCCCGCCGCCACCACGGCCAGCGGATCAGCAATCCGCAAGAACACCAGCCACCACCAGGGCCAACGCCGCGCACACCTGCCCCGGCTGCAGCCACACCGCGCAGCAGGCCCCCAGAAGGGCCAGGAAGGGCGTCCCACCATCTCGCCTAGGGGAAGACACCGGCCGCCCCTCCAGCAGCCCCCAGAGGACGAGCAGGGGGCCACGGGGGGTCTTGCCCGGCGCGCGTCAGGGACACACCCCCACAAGACGCGACCCAAAAATGGAAATTGGGCTTCGGGTCTGCAGAGCGTTTCGATGCCCCCCCTTTTCTGTGAGGTGCCCGCTTCACCGGGGCGCTGTTGGGCTGTCGCAGGTTCGGGTGGGTGTCCTGGGTTTTCGGTCTCTGACCAGTAGAGAAATCAGAGGAGCCGGTAGGAGGGGCAGTGGCGAGAGGGGTTGCTCTCCACCTGTGTTGCTCTGTGGTTAATCTGGGCTTGTCCAAACCCATTGCCCCCACTGGGTTGCGTCCAGAAGGGGCAAGTCACTCCTAGGTGTCCACTCCTAGGAGTCGGGTCCGTCAGCATCACCGGTACTGACTGCATGAAGCCTAGAGAAGACGGTGACGAGAACTTCGTGATGGTCCACCAACGCGATCTCGATTCGACCATTGCCCTGCTGGGTGAACGGAAGCTGGAGCTGCGGGATGCCGCGGTCTTCCTGGTCCTGCTCAACTACGTCAACTGGCGCAGTGGCAGAGCCCATGTCTCAACCAAGTACATCGCTGAACGGTTGAACGTGAAGCTGCCGGTGGCGGTGAGCGCCATCACCCGCTTGCGCAAAGAGAACCTGGTGCGGCGAATCATTGATCAACGCACCGGTGAGGCCTACTTCCTCATCAACCCTTTCCTTGCCTCGGTGGGAGGCCCTAAGCGCCGCGGCCATCTCTGGCAGCAATTCACTGATTCACTGGAATGACATCTGCTGTCTGGGTAGCCTTCTCCCATCTGCTCTCCACGCATGTATCTCTCAAACGACGAGCGGATTCGTCTTGGCCTTCAACACTACGGAAGTGATGTCCCTGAAGATGTTGTGGCCGCTGCTGAAGCCGCTCTGGCAGCGCCTTGTGGAGGTGCTTGCCCTGCCCCAACGCCGAAGACCACAAAGGCACGTGCGCGTAACAAGAAGGGGGAGTTTGAGGGTGATAACCCCGAGACATCGCAGGTGAATGAGGCTTGGGTTGACGGCTAAGGTTGCGATGCCAACCCAGGTGGTGCTGGGAGGTTCACTGCCAGTCATTGCGGCTGGTGGTGGTTGTTGGGAGAGCCCTTCTGCGTCCTCGGATGTAGGAGGGCTCTCTTGATGCGATGGGATCCCCTCCCGCCTGAGCTTTGGCCCTTTCCGCATTTCCTCTGCTACCTGCTGCGGGAACTGAACCTGGCCGACACGCCCACCCTCCGGCAGCTGGAGGTGGCGCATTGGCTGGAGACCGGCCCCGACCGTTCCATCACCACCGCTTACCGCGGCCTGGGGAAGAGCTTTGAGTCTGGTGGCTATGCCCTCTGGCGTCTGCGGCATGACCCCTTCACCGAGAAGATCCTGATCCCGGCGGCCACCGCGGAGAAGGCTGAAGAGGTGGCCACCTTCATGGCCCGCTGCATCCGCGACGTGGACATCCTGCGTTGCCTCGAGCCTCGACCTGATGGCCGGTCCTCGATCAAGGCCTTTGATGTGGGGCCAGCGGTGATCGACCAGAGCCCCAGTGTCCGCACTGTGGGAATCCTGTCGCCATCCCTCACCGGCAAACGCTGCACCCTGGCGCTACCGGACGACATCGAGACGCTGAACAACTCGATCACGCCGCTGAAGCAGGAACGGCTGGCTCAGGCCGTCACCGAGCTCGAGGCGATCATCAAGCCCGATGACCCGGGGTTTGACCCTGAGGCACCTAGGGATTACACGCAGGCGGGCCTACGGCAAATCTTCCCAAGACAGATCCGGTATCTGGGAACTCCGCACCTTGAGAGTTCGCTGTACCTACGCCTGGTGCGTGAACGGAACTACGCGATTCGGTTCTGGCCGGCGCGATTCCCGGACCCGGCTGACCCTGATGAGTGGGATTGCTACGAGGGGAACCTCTCGCCGGAGATCGCTGAAGCGGTGCAGGGCAACCCGGCCCTGGCGGGGGATCCAACCGACCCTGAGCGCTTTGGCCACCACGAGCTGCTGAAACGCGAAACGCGGATGACGCGGGCTGCGGTGCAGCTGCAGTACCAGCTCAACTGCAGGCTGAGCACTCTGGATCGCTACCCGATCCGGCTGGGTGATCTGCTGGTGATGGACCTTGACGGCAAGGCCCTGCCGGAGGTGGTGGTGTGGGCCACGGGGCCTGAGCAGCGCATCCAGGATCTGTTGTGCGTCGGCCTGGGGGCTGATCGCTACTACCACCGTCCAGCGGTGGTGAATGGCTGGGTGCCGCAGGAGGAGACGTGGCGCTGCGTGTTGGCGATCGACCCATCCGGCCGCGGCAGTGATGAGCTGGCCTGGGCGGTGATTGCTGAGCTGAACGGCAACTTCTTCCTGCTGGAATCAGGCGGCACCACGCGGGGCTATGAGCCGGAGGTGTTGACGATGCTGGCCAGCAGGGCCAAGCGCTGGCAGGTGAACTACTGCGTGGCTGAGAGCAACATGGGCGACGGCATGTTCACCGCACTGCTGTCACCAGCGATGGCGAAGGTGCATCCGGTGTCGATTGAGGAGGTGCGTGTCAGCCAGCAGAAGGAACGTCGCATCGTCGATACCCTCGCGCCATTGGTGCAACAGCACCGGCTGGTGGTGAGCACTGAGTTGATCCGGCGCGATTATCACGACGCGGAGCGTGATCCAGAAACAGGCCACCAGCGCTCGCTGATGTATCAGCTCAGCCGCATCACGGTGGACCGGGGTTCACTGACCTTTGACGACCGGATCGACGCGCTGGCGTTGGGTGTCAAGTTCTTCACTGATGCTGCTGCCCAGGATCAAGAGAAAGCCAAGGCCGCCCGTCAGGACGAGCTCGAGGAGACGATGCGGCAAGCCTGGTTTGATGAGACAGGCGCCAGTATCGACGCACTGGCGATGGGTTGGAAGCCGCAGCCGAAGGGCAAGGCCTATGGCGGTGTCACGCGGTAGCAGCGTCGTCTGAGCGGACGATTGGCACCACGTTGCCCTTCTCCTTGAGTGCAGAGAAGTCGAGCTTGCCGGCCATCTTTGAGCGCAGCTTGGCGGTGTCGCTTTCGGCCAGGTTGGCGGTGACGCTGTTCTGCTTAAGCAGCTGTAGGGCAACGCGCAGGTCGTCATTGCTGGTGGGCTTGAGGTTGCCCTCGTCGTCATAGCCGCCCTTGTCGATGCGCTCGCGCACAGCGCGGACAACTGAGGTGTGAAGCTCCTCAAGTTCCTTTGCGAGATCGGCCACGGTTACATGGGTGGAGAGCTGTCTCCATGATGCCGATACAGGATGTGCAGTTCACCGATGAACGGTGGCTGCAGTTTTGGGACAACTACAAGGGGCTTGAGCATCAAGCCAAAGCGATCGTCAAGCTCGGCCAGCAGATCAAGCAGGCGGACCCCGGCTTGTTGACGGAATCATCGGACTGGGTAGGTGACTGGCAGGGCCAGGGGGACATCGACAACACCTGGGGTGGCATCGAGGCCGCGGCCAGGAAGTACGGCAGTCGTTACCCAGAGCTCGTGGCTGCGCAGTGGAAGTTGGAGAGCGGCAGCGGGAATCTCATGAGCGGCCGCAATAACCCGTTTGGCCTGAAGGGTCCGGGCAGCGTTAAGCGGACGCATGAGTATGTCAACGGCTGGAGAGTCTCGATCGACGACTCCTTCATCAACTTCGACTCGCTTGATGCAGCGGTGAAGTATCTGGTCGAGCGCTGGTATCTCGACTGGAAAGAGCACAAGGGCATCAACCGGGCACCCAATCGCAACGAGGCGGCCAAGGAGCTGCAACGCCAGGGCTACGCCACCTCGCCGGCCTACAGCGAGCGCCTGATCGCGCTGATGGATCAGGAGCGTCCGATCAAGCTGCCGGCATTGCTCAAGAACCCGCTGTCGGTGAAGTGGCAGAGCCAGCTCGACAACAAGAGCGGCACTGGCTACCGCGAGTGCTTCTCCTCCAGCTGCGCCATGTTGGCAATGTTCTGGGGCAAGGTTGCCAATGACGATGCCTTCAACAACGTCCGAAGCAAGTACGGCGACACCACGTCAGCCGAAGCGCAGCTGGCTGCACTGCGGGCCCTGGGACTGAAGGCCGACTTCCACACCAACGGCACCCCTGCGGCCCTGGAGCGTGAGATCAACCAGGGCCGGCCTGTGGCAGTTGGGTGGCTGCATCAAGGGCCCGCCACGGCGCCCAGGGGTGGCGGCCATTGGACCGTGATCATTGGCTACACCGATGCCGCCTGGATTCACAACGACCCCAACGGTGAGGCACTGCTCGTCCAGGGCGGCTACAGCAAGAACACCAAGGGCGCTGGCCTGGCCTACAGCCGCAAGAACTGGAACCCCCGTTGGATGCCCGGTGGCAGCGGCGGCTGGTATCTCACCTGCCGGCCATGAGGAGAGAACGGCTGCACCTGGGGCCGGGCACCACGGTCGAAACCGGCAAGGATTGGAACGGGCGGTACTTCATCGCCTACACCAAGGGCGCCAGCGTCTTCCTCCGCTGCCCGGTGGAGGTGAGGCGGTGGCTCAAGCTGCCGGCCAAGATCCCATCAAGGGAGGCTTTCGACAGCTGGATTGCTTCGCTGGAAGCAGCAGATAAGGGCGATCAGCCTTTGCCTTGACCGTGGCGTTGCTTCCGGCCATGGCTGGGCTTGCTGCCGCGGCCATTGCCCTGGCGCGTCTTCTTGCAGATCGGTTCGCGGTGGATCTGCTGCTGGTTGCTCTTGGGCTTGGTCACCGCTTAACCCGCGGGCTGATGATGCCGGCCAGGATCTCGATTGCTCGGTAGGCCTTCACCACTGCACGGGTGTAGCCATCCAGTGCTTCGTTGTCCTTTGGAGTAGGGGTCAGGTTCACTACCGCCAAGGCCACGCCATGGACGGCAACGGCGAGAGCGATGTAGTCAGCAAGGTGTTCCATCAGGTGCGCTCGAGGTCGCGGAGCCTGGTCTCGTGGTCCTGCAGCATCGTCTGCACCCCTTCGAGAATTGTTGTGGTGCGCGACTCAAATCGCCCCAGCCCGTTGGCAATCTTCCAGAGCGCGGCCACACCTGAGCCGCCTAAACCGATGAGGGCAAGGATGGTGGCCGGGTCCACAGGGGCGCTGTTGCACCCCTGCAGAGTAACCGGCCTCGAGTTTCAGGCTAGGGCCGTCTCAATTTCTTCCCGGTTGCTAAATCCCCAGGCTGCAGCAGCACCCGCGTTCCACTCTTTCCGGATGACGGGGGCGACGTAGCCGTTATCACCCGCCTGCAGGTTTCGGTCGTAGTTCTCGGGATAGACCGCATCATCGAAGGTGATGTAGTCGTTCAACAGGCTGTTGAGAAAGGCGGTGCGTTCAGCGCCAGCCTCGGTAGCGACCAGATCGGACGGAGTGTTGATGATCAGCATGGTGCAGCAAGCCCCAGAGAGACAAGGCCATTCTGTCCGTCACCATGGCGCAGATGCCCCATCCAGGCAATCTGCGAGCATTTCCACCCTTCGTAATCTCCGTGCTGCAGCAACAACTTGAGTTTTCTGCGCTGGCGAATCATGGACTGACGTTTGATTAGCTTGAACTTGCGGCGGATGCGAAAGCCGCAGAAGGTGATGCCGCAAGCCACTGGGCCTAAACTCCACTTGCCAATCCGCTGTCCCATTTCGTTGGCGACAAAGGAGCAAATCTCATCCTTGAGCTGCAGCCCATCGTCTTTGCTCTGCACAATCACAGCCGCATCATCCATGTAGCGCACGAAGCTGCCGATGCCCTTTGATGCGATGAAGCGATCCAACCGGCCGCCCCAGTAGTTGGCGAAGGTCTGGCTGGTGAGCGCACCAATCGGCACGCCACCGGGCTGCACGCTCAGCACCTGCTCGATCAACAGCAGCGTGCGACGGCAGGTGAGCTTCTTGCTCAAATGCACCAGCAGCAGATCCTGGGGGATGGTCGGGAAGAACTTGCTGAAGTCCACGTGCAGCACCCAGCCATCAGGGTTTTGCCGCATCAGCTGCTGCATCCGGTTCACGCATTTGTGCGTACCCAATCCCACCCGACAGGCGAACACCTGGGGCATCATCGCGGCGTCGAGGATCGGCCCCACCACCTGGATCAAGGCGTGGTGCAGCACGCGATCACGAAAGCTCTGGCAGCTGATTGTGCGCTTCTTGGGGTCGATGATGTCGAACTGCAGCTGCGGATCAGGCCGCCAGCCGCCTTCAATCAACCGCAGCTGCAGCTGCCGCAGATTGGCCAGGTAATACTCCTTGAACCGCAGGTAGGAGCTGCTGTAGGTCTTGCCGCGCCGCGCCTCTGCATAGGCTGCAAGCAAGTTATCCCACTGGTAGATCTGTTCGTACAGGTTGCGAAACTTCTTGCCCATCAGAAGGTAGCGGCAGGTTTCGATGATCTACTCCCTGCCATTGCCACCACTCGGCCCTGAGTTCGCCGAAGCCGGACTTGATGGCTGGCACCTGGTTGGCACCGGCCTGCTGCCCCATGGAAACAGCAGAGCGTAGTGGTGTTTGGCAGTGGCCACGGCCGCAAAACGCGCCCCAATGTTGTTGTTGGAGTTCCAAGGAGTGTTGTTCCAGTTGGCACAACGTGAGCCGGAATTGGATCCGTTGTTCCAGTTGCCCCCGAGGATGACGGCGCTCCCATCAAGCCCGCTCCAGCTTTGCGCATTTCTTCTGTTCTTGCAGCCGTTTGATCCAACCGCCGAGCATGGCGCCAACCTCGCCCACCAGGGCCTGGGCTGTTTCCAGCTGGTGCTCGGTCATCAGCTTGCGTTTGTGGTGGACCATGAAGCGCATCAGCAGCCGCAGCTGGCTCAAGCTGCCGTCGAGCACATAGCAGCGGCTGAGCTGGTTGGCCTTGATGGCGTCGTTGAGGTGCTCGGCCACCAGGAAGAGCTGCCGGATCAGCAGCTCTCGGAAGGTGCCGTGCTTGCGGGGGATCGTTTGCGCGAGCGGGTAGAGGTAGTCGATCACCCGCTCGTAATTCTCGACCATGTAGAGGCCATGAGCCTCCTTGGATGGATCCGCGGAGGCTCGCTTGCTTGTCATGCGGAGAGTCGGCGCTGCCGCGCCTCCTAAGCAAGCACCAGGTGCCCGGCCGCAAAACGCGCCCCAAAGCTGCCGGCGGAGAACCAAGGAGTGTAGCCCCAGTCGGCACAACGCGAGCCGGAAAGGGAACCGAGGTTCCAGCCGCCCCCGAGGCAGACGGCGCGAGAGAAGCCGCTGTCGTAGACGTCACCGCGACCTTCAGTGACCCCTGTGGTCCATGCGGCCGGGTTGCCGGCCAGGGCGTAGTCAGCGCCCCATTGCCACATCACGCCAGTCGCCTGCGCCAGGCCGAACTTGCTCGCTCGCTCCCAGGTCACGGTGCCTGGATCAGAACCACGGCTGGTGGCTTCTGGGGCGCCATAGGCGGCCGCCGCAAACTCGGCATAGAACGGCAGCCGCTTGCCAAAGCTGGCCGCCATCTCAGAGGCCTCGAACCAGGTGAAGCTGCCGTAGGTGGTGCTGCCGTTGCCGCCGTATTGCGCGGGCACCAGCGGCGCGCTGGAACCGTCAGCGATGGTCAGGCCGATCTTGCTGCTGGGCACCGCAGAGAAAGTGGTGCCGGCATAGCTGGTGGCGCCTGCCAGGTACAGGTCAATCCAGAACGCATCGTTGATGCAAGCCATCCCGCGAGGATCCGGGCAACTAGGGCGCCAGGTGAGATCCCAGAGGCTGAACTCAAGGATTTCGGCTGCTGCTGTGGGGCTGCCGTTGTTAATGGCTGTGGGGCGTCCGCTGGGGATGTAATGGAAGCCACCCACCACCGAGCCGCCGGTGGCTCCTGCCGGCGCTGTTGTGAAGCTGGCATCGGCCACCAACGCCCCCGTGGTGGGGTGCTGCCAAATGGCGTAGTCGGTGTTGTTGCTGAAGCTGCCGGGCATCGTCACGGCAGTGGCGGCGAGATACCACATCCCGCCAAGCACAGAGTTGGCAGCAATGCTCAGGGCTGTGGCTGCTGTTTTCTGGAATAGCGAGCCGCGGTGACCTGACGGACGGAAGTTCTGAAACGCAGTCGAGCCTGCGATCTGGACGGGAACAGGCCCGCCCCCGGGGCCAATCACGGTCGTGTTCCCGTAGAGCGGGTAAACAGTCATGGAAGTACGGATAAGGTCCGGTGTTTCCATTCTGCAGGTGTGCAGAGAAACGGGCTAGCCGCGTCTCTATTCCACTGATCGTCAGGCCAACTTGCGAATCAAGACATCGGCAAAGACATCGGTGGTGCCGGTCGCTGCGGTTGGAAGACCCTGGCCATAGCTTGTCCCAATAGATGTCGAGACGTCTGCCCAGTGTTCTAGGCGCACGACAGATGTCGAGGCAATGACAAACCTGGCCCGCACATGGCTCTTGGTAGTTGATCGCAATGTGTAGAGGCTTCCGGTGGATGTGTAGCCAGCAAACTCGTTGCTGCCATACGCAATCGACGCGCCTGATCCGATGTTGAGGCGCACCTGGTTGGCACCAGCGACAAATGCAATAGCGTAAGCATCGGCTTCATAGGTTCCGGCAGGAAGATAAATGTCTCCCCCTGCCACCGTGGCCCCTGGGATCGTGGCAGTTGTCACATCATTCAAGATCCTTTGGGTCCAAGTGCTCGCAGGGAGTGAGCCGCTGGTGTTGACTTGACGAGCTTGCAAGATTTGCGGCAGGCCAACGGAAGCGAGCGCCGCCGCGGCATCCGACTGCGCCTGGATTGCTAGCGCAACAGCGGCGTCAACTCGATCTTGCTGTTCTTGAACAACAAACAGGTTCTGGAGATCAGCCGTGTCCAGATCTGTGGCGATTAAATTGCTGCCATCGTTCCAGTCAACGAGCCTGGCATTGCTAGGCGTCTCTCGTTTGATTGTTAGCGTGACGGCGATAGCGGGCGCAACTGTTGTTTGCACCTGCGTGTCGCTAACCCAGGTGAAGTCGCTGCCCTCAGCCAGTTGCGTGGCGTAGCTGCCAGTGGCTGGCACATAGCCCGTGTAGAGCTTGACGTGCGCTTTCAGCAGATACGGGAACGGGACCGAGAAGGTCGTCGTGGACCCGTCGCCCGCGTATTGCGCGTATGAGAAGGGCACTGATCTAGCTCCACCTGTGCAGTCCTTATGTTATGGGGCCTGCTACTGGCGACCAACTCCCAGGCCCGACAACTCTTCCATTCGAGTTCTGAGCTCATTGGATCGGTACTTGACCATGGCTCCGTAACGCTGGGCAAAGCCCTGAGCGACAGGATCCTCGTTAGTAAGCAGCTGAATCAGCGCAGCACGGTCGTAGTAGTCGATGATGTCTTGAATTGGCCGATACAGCTCGCTGTCCTTGCGCACCGAAAACTTGGCCTTGTTGACCCGTTGATCAGGCCCCATCGGATCTGAGGCCAGCAGTTTCTGATAGCCAGGGCTGTTCTTCAGCGCGCGGAGTGCGCCACGGAGATCTTTGCCCTGAATGAAGCCATCAATCGGGATGTAGGTGTCACGGCCAAGCATGGCGGTTGCCGGGATTTCAGCCTTGATGCTGCGCATCTGCACGCGATAGAAAGCCTCCTCGTCGTTGGTCATGGTGAGGCCGACATCGCCCTGGCCAGTGGGGCTTGGTAGCGCCACCTGTCCATTCGGCCGTGGTTTGGTCGTCACCCCTGCATCACTCAGCCACTGGTACAGATCGTCCTGGGGCTGAATCACAGGCATGAACGGAATCACCGCCTCTGCCGGGATGCCAAAGGGCCGCTTGATCTCGCTGCCCAGCCAGTCGAAGCGAGTGGGGGCTTTCAGCGCTTGGTTCAGGACAGGGATGGGGCGGGCCCATTTCTCGCCAACCTTCTGCAGGAACTCGAGCACCGGCGCGATGTTCTCGACATAGATCGGATCCATCTCGAGGGCCTTCTTCTCGTCAGCCGACAGGAACCGCCGGCGATCTGTGGCCTCGAGCGGGGCGCGGCCAGCCCGGGCCAGCATTGAGGTGAGGCCAGAGAGGGGAAGTAGGCCGCCCATCTGCGTGGCCAGGATGTCGGCCATGTCTGCCCTGTCCGGCTGCGTAATGGCGTTCAGCACCGTGGTGGTGTTGAGCAGGCTGGCCTTGTTGTTGGCCATCCGCGAGAGCGCGATCGCAAGGCCAGTGGTGGCTTGCTGGAGATCGCCATCGCTGATGCCTTCTTCAATCACCAGCTGCTGGATGTCGGCATAGAGACCCAGGATGTCGATCGGGTCGATGCCCCCAAAGCGGAACCGTGCCGCTGGGATGACCTTGCCAAACAGCTGGAAGCTGTAAGGAGTGTTGAGACGGCGCCAGCGGGCGTATTCCTCTGGGTCAGACGGGCCGCCACCAACAAAGCCGCCTGAGGCGATCATCGCGCTGCCGGCCGTCAGAAAGCCCAGCGAGACGATGGCCTGGGCCCGGGCCTGAGCCAGCACCTCGGGCGGCGCGTTTTCCATCTGGGCGCCCAGTGCCTTGATCACAGACGGCACGATCGTGCGATCCACACTCCACAGCAGCGAGTTGAGTGGTGTCTTGAAGAACGGCAGCTGCCACGCCACAAAAGCGTTCTGCCGGGTCAGGCCAAGACCCTGAATGATTGGATCCTTGATCGTGTTGGTGAAGGTCACGTTGGCTGCACGCTGCAGGCCGATCGCACCCAGTTCGGTATCAGCCCTCGGGACACCTTTGAGATCGTTGAAGGCCTGCAGCCGCAGCACGTCATCAGGCAGCTCATCGCCCAGGGGGATACCCCGCTCACGGCGGAACTTCACCAAGTCTTCCTCGCTCATGTAGCCGCTGAAGAGTGAGCCCTCAGCCATCTCCTCAGCACGCCGGGCGACGGCATCGGAGTTGGCGCGGGGGCCGCCCATCTCGTCGAACGCCCGGAGGTAAGCCTCATGGTTCACCTTCCACGAGTAGGCAAGCGATCGGATTGCCTCATCACCAGCGCCCAGCAGCCGGAAGGAGGGCAGGTAGCCGCCGTTCCATCCGAGGAACTTCTCGCCGAGGTTTCCGAGCGTGAGGCTGGTGGCTGCGTTCAGCACGTTCATTAAGGTCACGGCCGGCCCAGCGCCAGCGGTGTTGCGCCAGTAGCTGGGGTCCAGCAGCAGATCGAACCCGGTGGTGAGCGCATCAACGATCTGTTGCTTCTCGTTCTGGATCAGATCAGGCGCCACCTCCATGGCGTTGTCGAGGCCCATGACGGCACGGCCGGTGCCCAGGTAGGTGGTGGCGTTTTTCCATGCCATCTGCCACGCACCAAGGGTGGCCCGGTTGGCGAAGGCCGCAGCCCGCAGGCCATCCATCGCGCCAACGCGAAGGCCGCCCTCGATGATGTCTTCAACGCCGTGGTGGAACGCCACCAGCGCACCGCTCACCGGGTTGCGGGCCAGCCAGGTGCCGGGCGACAGCAGCATGTTGTTGCGCCGGAAGTTGTTGAGCAGGTGAACCTGCGACATGAACCGGCTGCTGTTGAGGTTCGTGCGCGTGATGTTGTTCGTGCGAACGACGGCTGCCAGCTGCTTGAGCTTCAGCGCATCACCCTTCTCGACGTGCTCAAGCGTTTGGCCAAGCAGGGTCTCGCCTTTGATGTCCTCGATGGTCAGCCTTGCCCAGTTGGCGTCCGGGCTGATCAGCTCGAAGTCGGTGCCATTCATGCCGAACTGCAGGCCACGCAGCGACTGGCCAATGCGGCGGCGCACGGCGGCATCGAGGTTCTCGAAGAAATGCGCCCACTGAGCGGCATGGCCCAGCTGCAGCCTGAGCTCATCGGTCAAGGCGCCAGCTTCCAGGGCGCTGGCCACCTCCTCGAGCTTGTCGGCGTACTGGCTGACTGAATCCCATCGGGCCTTGGCAGCCTGCACCACAGCACCGGGCAAGCTGTCGATGCCACGGAAACGGCGGCCCAGGGCGCCAGCCAGCTCGCGCACATCGCCACCGGTCTCACGTGCCATGCGCATCAGGCCCTGCATGGCCACTGATTCGCTGAACGGCTTCTTGAGCTCAATGCCCTTCTTGGTGTTGGCACGCTTGAGCCCCATCACCTCGAGCAGGGCCGTGATGTTCTCCTCTTCCGGGGGGAGCTCGCTGTAATCAACGCCGTATTGGCGGTAGTTGACCATGCGGCCGCTGCTGCCGCGAGGGCCTTCGTTGTTGCGGAAGCCCATCTCCACGAGATCGCGGATGGCCTTGGTGCCTTTGGCAATCAGGTCGCTTTCGCCCTGTTTGATCCAGGCCTCATTGGACACACCAACTTCCTCGCCGGTGTAGGTGCGCAACCGGGCCACGCTCTTGCCGGCGGCCGGGATGTCTTCCACCTCAAGGAGTGACCTTGCTGTGGCTTCCATCTCATCGAGTTGTTGGAGCTTCGCCTCGATCTCTGCGATCTGTTGGGCGAGGTTGTTGCAGTCAGCCATCAGCAGGAGCCTCCTTGGGATTGTTTGCGCAGCTCCTCCAGCTGCCTGGCGAGCTCAGCTCGCGCCTTGGGGATGTCGGCCAGAGCCTGCTTGGCGGCCTGGGCCTCAGCAGTGGTTGGCTTGGGCTGTTTCTTGCCCTTGCCTGGCCCCTTGGCTGGGGCTGGCACCGCTTCCTTGGGCACCACCACGGCCTCGCCGTTGATGCTCGCCATCACCGTCTTGGTGTCGTAGACGGCTGGCTTGCGGTCTGGCTTTGGCTGCAGCTCTGGGTTGAACTGCGGTGTGCCATCGGCCGGTGCTGAACCCTCCCCGCGATAGGGCTGCGGCGCACGCTCACCGGTGACTGGCAGCTCTGGGTTGAACTCAGGCGTGCGTGGCCGCACGCGATCAATCGCGCCGCCGAGCTCGTAGCGGTTGTAGGCAAACATGCCGCGGCCCATCAGCCCCAGCCGCTTCTTCTCATCCCAGCTGAGGCGATCCCAGCCGTTGGCCGCCATCAGCGCATCCTTTTGCGCCTGCATGGCTTTGGCATCGAGCAGGTTGTACTCGAAGCGCAGACGCATCTCGTCGATCAGCGCATCAGCGTTCCGCCCGCCGGCCTTGTAAGGGGGCAGTGCGTCGGTGTTGAAGGCCATCGCCAGCTGGCCGGTTTCATCGCTGAACAGGTCATCCACGAAGTTGCCCTGCTGGAAGAAGTCCGGCGCTTTGGGGCGATTGGGGATTGGCGTCACCGGTGCCTGCACCTCGCCGTTGTCGATGGCACGGCGGAGGATCTCGGCCTTCATCTGCTCGCGTGCCTGAGGATCCAACCCACGGGGCTGGAACTCGCTCAGCGGCACCGCCATTGGGTTGCCATCAGCGTCCACCACCTGGCCCATCGGCGAGCCCGTGGACAGATCAGCGGGCACATCGAGCAGCGGTGCATCTGCAACGCCGGCCACGTTGGTTGTCAACGGCATTGCCAACTGCTCTGCCTCAGGAGGCAGGTAGCGGCCGCGGCGTTGGCTGAGCTCAACCAGTGCGTCGATGATGTCGCTCTTCTTGGCGTTCCACACGCGGCGGCCGGTGCGGGCCTTCACCAGTGCTGCCACTTCTGGCGACGACTCCGGCATGGCGAGCCGGCGCAGCAGATCGCGGTTCCAACCCTCCAGGGCTGCGCGGTACTCATCAGGAGTGCGGTAGCCGAACTCGCTGGCGGTGCGGGTGAACTGCTCGAGGGGTGGCAGCTGGATCTCAGCGGCCAGATCGAGGCCCAGCTGCTGCGGCAGCACCATCTCAAGCTGATCGCCAACCAGGCTCTCGGGAACGGCCATGCGCTGCTGCACGGCCTGCAGCTGCTGTTGGGCAACAGCCAGCTCGCGCTGCACCTTCGTCACCTGGCCCTTGGCCCCGCGGGGGGTGAGCTCACCGGACTGCTGGCGGGCGTCGATCTCAGCCAGCCGCTGGTTCAGGCCGTTGATCTGGTCCTGGGCTACCTGAAGTTCGTTGGCATTGCGTTCGGCGCCGATCTCGCGCCACACGCGGGAGTGGATCTCGCGCAGCTGGCTGTCGTCGAGCTCATCCAGCTGAGCCAAGAACGTGTCGATCTCAGGCCTGGTGTCGAGGTCAAGCTCGCCCTGCCTGCTGCTGCGTGGTGCGAGGAACTGCTCAGTGGTGCCGCTCAGGTTGAGGTCGGCCACCTGCTGGTCGATCTGGTCGATCTGCTGCAGTAGTTGCTCAGCAGTTGCCTCGTCCACGTTCGGCACCTGGGCCAGCAGCTCACCGCGTTGCATCGAGAGCTGCTCGATCTCGCCGCGAACGGATGGATCGCCGGTGGTCACCCTGAGCTCGAGCTGACCGGCTTCGCCCTGCTGAACAAGGCCCATGGACTGCAGGCGCTGGCGCTGGGCTTCCACCTGGCGGATCTGGGTGGCCTCATCGAGGTAGCGCTCGATGGCGCTGCCATTGGGCACGGCAGGAACGATGGCGCCGCCGGTTTGGTATGGCGGCAGGGCCGGCGCCCCCGGCGCATCGCCTGGCAGTGATCCGCCTGGGGTTGCCTGATCAATCCGCACCGGCGTGATCGGCCCGCCTCCAGCAGCGGCCTGCATCTGAACGCTGGGCAGCTGGGGGATGTCGGCCCCGGGCGGCAACTGCGGCGCATCGGTGCCCCGGTACATGTAGGGCGCCAGCTCGGCGTCGGCGATCTCGTCGAGCAGCGACACGCCACCGTCAAACATGGCGCGGCGCGTGGGACCGAACATGCTCAGCGCACCAATCACGGTGAGCGGTGCGGCCAGGCCCTCAACCAACAGACCCTTGCCGAACTTGGTGAGGTAGTTGTCGGTCTCGTCGGCACGGCCGGGCAATCGCCAGCCAGCCAGGTCGCCAAGGTTGGCGAGGTTGCCGTCGTCTTGATTGATGAAGGGTGCCGCCAGAGTGGTGCCAACCAAGGCCTCGCCAACTCGGGTGCCGACAGTGAGGCCCGTGCGCAGGGCCGGGTTAGCCCGCTGCGCTACGGCCAGACTGCGGACGGCGCGCGTTGCTTTCAGGGCATCGGCAGCACGCTTCACCTGGGCCAGCTGGCCGACCCTCTTGATCAGTGATGCGCCGGTGACAGCACCGATGACCTCAGCGCCAATGGCGCCGCCGACCTCTAGGCCGGGCTGGTCAGCTGGTGTGACCTCTTGGCCGATGCCGATGCGGAAGGGGTTGTACTGACGGGCCACCTCGTCGGGGATGGTCCATGCGTCTTTGACGTCGATGGTCTTGTGCTGGACAAGATCACCAACGGCATTGCCCAGCTTGCTGATTGCATTGATGGGCCCCACCACAAGGCCCGCCTTGGTGTCAGGCGAGGCCAGCACATTCATCAGCTGACCGAGTGGCTTGAGCGGGCCGAGATTGTTCTCGAGCCTGCTGTTCATCTCGGCCCTAGTGGGCTTGCGGCCTTGCGGCTTGGCTTGTGTTGGTGCTGCAGAACCACCACCTGCTGTGGGTTCAGTTGGAACGACTGGATCAAAGGCCGAGTCGTCTTCGATTGGAGCCAGGTTGAAAGCAGGCATTGATCAGCGTCCTCCTATTTGCTGGGTGAGAGAACTTGCACCCGGCCATCCGGGTAGACCCTGAGCCGGTATCTGAATGGTGTCCCGTGGCCGCCCGCAACCAGGCGGTTGGCCTGTTGCATTGGATCTATGGTCAATGGGGACCCCATGCCGAACAGCTTTGCCCTCTTGTCGTCGCCACCCTTGCTACTAGGCGCGTAGCCAAAGTTAAAGTCTTCGGTAATCACAAACGAGCCATCCTTTTGGGGTTCTGCCCAGAACCTGCCAAGCGAGTTGCCGACTTCTTGATTGTCGGCGGCGTAGCTGTAAACCGGAATCATCCCCTTGGCAATCTGCCTCTTGTAAGAAGCTGCAGCCGCGGGAGCCATGTTCTGCTCAGCCCATCTGATGTGTTCGGGCGAATCCCTGCGGCGGTTTTTGATGCTTTCAAGAATCCTCACACCCTGCTCTTGGCTGACGGACAGCCCTTTGGCGCCGACACCTGAGATGTAGCGGAGGAAGAGATTGACGGGAAGGTCGTATTGATTGGCGACCTGCGGGTTCTTCGTATAGAACCGCCGAACCAGCTCAACGTCGTTGGCGTTACCACCAAGGAATCCGGTGATGGACGCGCCGGCCTTGTTGATGGCGTCAAGTCCGTTCTGAAAAGAACCCTTGTCCGCAAACTGCCCAGGGTTTGCTGCCCATGGCTTCCGCTGAACAGCAGGGCCAGCAGTGTCCTCATAGCCCTGCTCATTACTCAGCTGAGCGACTAGCTGATTGGCCAGATCTGAATCAGGTTCAGCAGCTGATCGACGCCCCACCTCGCCGCCATTGCGCTTGTACGACTCCCAGATCGCCTGGGTGTATTCAGCGATGGATGGATAGCGCCGGCCTTTGTAGAACTGCGGCTTGGTGTCGTTCCACAGTTTCGCCTGGCCCGAGTACCAGACAGATGCCGCCCTTCGGATCGCCTGTTCACCGCTGTAACCAGCTGCTTTCTGATCAGCGAGCATGTCGCGGAATCGGCCATTGATCACCGTGTCCTGCGCATCGCGATCACGCAAGAACTGCTGCGGTGTCAGCCGTCTCCCCAGATACTTCTGCGTCCAGGGCCCCACATTGTTTGGCATGACCTGGCCAATGCCAAGCGCACCGGAGTCCGGGTTTACGGCGCTGTAGTTGCCGCCTGATTCCTTGCCGATGATTGCAGCGCGAAAGGCGCCGATGCTTCCGCTTGGTGCTGGCTGCCCTCCAGATGGTGCCGACAAAGATGGCGGCAGCGTTGCTGCAGCGGCGGGCGGCGTGAGTATCCGCATGAGCCAGCCGCCAGGCCGCAGTGGGTTGTACCCAACCGGCATTATTCCCAGCCCTGAGCCCTGCAGGCTGGGCAGCTGGCTGCTCGACACCGTGTTGTTCGCACGAGACTGCTTGACCTTCTCCTGCAACCAGCGCTTTGCATCGCCGTTGGGGTCGAGGTTGGGGTAGAAGCGCAGCTGCTCGAGCAGATAGCGGAACGTGCTGGTGTTGGCACGCTTGGCCATGTTGTAGAGCTCAGCGCTCACCGGCTTGTTGTTCTGCAGGCTGACCAGCTCAGAGCGCAGCCACCGGCCATCCATCACCGGCCGGCGCTGGTAGGTGCGGATCGTCTCGTCAGACAGCGATGCGGCCCCGGCCTTGGGCACCCCACGAGCAGCAGCAGGGTCAGTGCCAACGGTTTGTGGCCCCACCTCGCCAGGCTTGCGGCCGGTGAGCTCGGTCATCACCTTTGCCCACTCCGGCGTCTTGCGCACCGCCGCCTCGGCTTCAGCCATCACCACGCTGCGGGCGGCCGGGCTCATCACCTGACCGGGCCGCTCTGCCTTCCAGGAGCGAATCGCCTTCGACAGCTCCCGTTCGTAGAGGTTGGTCAGCCGATTGGCGGCCGCCGTCAGCTTGGTGTTCTGGTACGCCGCTGAGATCGCGGCTGTTGCTGTTGCGCCACCTGCCAGCTGTTGCGCCACCACCTGGGCCAGCGCATCACCGCTGCGGCCATTCACCTTCTGCTGGCTCTTGAGCTCACGCACGGCCTGGCTGTCGAGATCCTGCAGCACGGCGGCAGTGACCTTCTCCTTCACACCAGGGTCAAACTCAGCCGCTGAATCACGGGCCTTGTTGATGGCGGCCACCATGCGCTGGTAGTCATCGCGCCGACCCTCAGGGGTGGGGTTAAGGCTGGCGATCTGCCTGGCCTGTTGCAGGGCGTTCTTGTAGGCGCCAGGGTCATCGGTCCACGTGCTGGGACCGACTGCTTCCATCTGAACGATGAAGTCTTCCACCTGGAACGGATCCGGCGGCCGCACCACCTGGGTGAACTCGCTTTGATCCTTGGCCCGCTGGGCGATGTACTCCTCAGGCTTGAGGTAGCCCATGCCCAGGGCTTGATTGCGGAACTCCAGCAGTGCAGCGGGATAGCCGGGGTCCGCTGGGTCGAACTGGCCCGGGCCTGAATACCAGAGCCGATCAAGCGTCAGCTCGATGTTCTTCTGCCGCAGGTCATGCGTCTTCTGCACAGCCTCCTGCCCGCGCACCTGCAGCTCGAGGGTCTCGAACGGCGCCATCGCGCCCCAGGTCGGCCGCTTCTCGTATGGCATGGACGGGTCGCCGGCCCTGATGTTTTGCAGCACTGCACCGGCAACCGGGTCACTGCCGTAGGTGCCGATGATCTGCTCGCGCAGGAACTGCACCGTGCGCTTGCGGGCATCGGGGGCCAGCAGCTTCAGCTGTTGATCCAGCGCAAAGGTGATCGCTGCAGCGCCGTATTGGGTGAACTCGGGAGTGCCGGGCTTGAAGGTCACGCCTTGGTGCGTGTACCCCTTGGTCATCAAGTCCTCCATCACCGCGGCTGTTGCGGCCACCGTGCTGTTGCGCGTCGATTCCTCAACAGCGGCGTCGTAGAACTTGCGCTGCTTGTCGCGGTATTGATCCCAGGCCTGGTTCAGCTTGGGCGTCACATAGAACTGCACCTCTGGTTCATCACCCGTCAGCTGAAACCGGTTGAGCACCTGTGAGGTCAGCTGCACCTGGCGCTTCGTGAGCTCTGGGCTGTCGGGCCGCAGGGTGCTCAGCATCCCCGCATTGGCGCTCAGGTCGTCTTCCAGCGCGTTGGAAATCTCAGAGCCAGCCAGCTGCGCCAGGGCCCGCCGGCGGCCGATCAGCTTCCACGGGTTCGACTCATTCAGCAGCTGAGCTGCAATCGGATCAACCTTCTCGAGTTGCCCGATCTGGCTGGCAGCATCGGCTGCGCCGGCCTCGGCCTGCACCTGCAGCGACAGGATGGCCTTGGCCTGCTGGTTCTTGAGCTCGGCGTAGTAGCCCTCTTCGATCTGCCCTTTGCGCAGCGACAGATAGCCCTGCCCGGCGACATCCATCAACGCCTTGTTGAATGGCGCCAATGCAGTGGCGAGCTGCTCGTACTGGTTGAAGCCAGCGACATTGCCGCGAGCTCCGATCTGGATCGTGCTGATCCCGCTCGGGTTGTCGAGCTGCACCGGCCTGGCCGGCGCGGCGGGCTGCGTTTGCGCCGCCTGCACAAAGGCCCCGATCGGCCGGGCGACCGGCGTGATCTGACCAAGGGGAAGGTTTCTGTCTGCCATTGATCGTTAGCCGGGTGTGCCGGGGCCGCTGGGGGATGAGGGCCTCTTCAGCCCTTTGACTGCGCCGGCCATCGAGACGGCCGACTGCACGCCACCAAGCACTGCGGTGCCGATGTTCAGCGCTGCCGCCGCACCGCTTGGACCTGCACCCGTCATCGACGGGGGCGGCGGAGTCAGCAGCGTTGGCAGCGGTGCAAACGGTGGGATCGGGTCGATGTAGGGCTGCTCTTCGTAGAACTGCTGGCTGTTCCAGCGGTTCAGGTACTGAGCCACCTGGCCCGCTTGCTCCCGGGTGTACTGGCGGGTGCGCAGTCCGCGGTTGATCGACTGCAGCGTTTCGTAGTCGCCTACCTGGCGGGCGTAGTCGTTGACGATGCGATCAACGGAACGGCCTTCCTGGCCCATGGCCTGGACAGATGCACGCGCCTGCAGTGCTCTCCAGCGGTATTGCTGCATCGCCACGGCCTCCTGCATCGAGGCCTCCTGAAAGGCCTGGCTCATGGCATCGCTGTCTTGGACGTAGGCCGCGCCAGCCGCTGCCCGTGTCTGCCCCACAACCTCCGCCTGTCGGATGCTCTTGACCAGCTCGAAGTTTCTCAGCGAGTTGGTGTAAGCCAGCTGCTGGTTGTAGTTGACCGTCTCCGCCCAATACTTTTGCTGGGCATTGGCATCAGTCACCCGGGCGTTGAAACCCGCCTGCCATTGAGCAAAGCGCCCGTTGGCATCCTGAAAGGCCTTTTGGTTTTCGTAGTCCTGGCGCTGGGCGGCGTTGCTGGCGCCGGCTCCCAGGATCCCCATGCCGGCGTTGGCAACGCCAAACGCAATCGAAAACGGATCCATCAGCGTGCCCTCCAGAAGTGACAGAACAGCTGAGCGCTGCGCCCCCTGGGCGCTGGTGTGTCGATCGTGAAGCCCAGGTGCTCAAGCCAGCGCAACGTGGCCTGATTGGATGCCAGGGCCCAGTTCTCGAGGCAGCCGGCGCCATCGCGCAGCAGGCCATCCACCCACACCCGGCCGCCGCGAATGAACTGGCGGCGATGGCTGGCCGTGGCGAGCAGCTTGTCGGTGCCCAGCAGCCAGATCAGCGATCCATTGACGCCGCAGATGCCCACCGGCTCACCATCATCTGCATCTATGCAACGACAGATTGAGCTGCTTTTCCAGCTCCCGATCACGGCCTCTTCCCCTGTGATCCCATGGCTATAGAGCACTTCAAGCTGGTCTTGATAGCGAACTCGACTTGCAATGCGCTGCACTCGTGCAGGAGTTGGTTCAGACCAGTTCATTGCAGGCTCCTCGCTTGGCTTGTGATCAGGCCCACCCACTCGCAGGTACTGAACTTGCAGGGGTGGATGGTGTCGTTATGGATCTCGACAATGCAGTTTTCGCCCTTGCTGGCAATCGGGATCTGGAACACTCCCTCGAAATACCGGTTGGTCTCGGGGTCGTAGCCATTCGGCATTGCACTGCCGAGCGAGGAGTTGCGGCTACCGAGCACCGTGCCATCGAACTTGTAGACCGCCGTGTCACGGCGTTCTGCCATCACGTAAATCTCGAAGTACGAGGTTTCGTGATACCGGAGCTTGGCGTGGCGAACCTGCGTCCGCTCAACGTTGGCCGCGGCTTTCCCTCCTCCAATCTCCTTGTAGAGCTTGAAGCGGGTGAAGCGATACGCGAAGTCGTACACCTCACCAAAAAACACCGGTGCAGCCGACCAGTCGCCGTTGGCAACGATCGTGTTGCCACTGCTCGCGGCTCCCAGCAGCACGCCGCCATTGCTTGTCATGCCGTAACCGGACCAAGCCTGCGTAGGCGCCTTGATTGTGTACGGCAGCGTCCAGGTGGTTGTCTTGGTGATTGGGTTGTATGTGCCGGCTGCCACGCGAATCGCCGCCGGTGTTTGGGTGGTGGTTGAAATCCTCCTGTCCAGCAACAGGGGGTAGGGGTTGGGGGTGACATCACTCAGCCGATCGGCGACCGGCATCTTCTCCAGCCATACCTCAGCGCCGTACTCCACCAGCAGGTACATCACCTCCTGCACGCAGAGGATCTGCAGGATCCGATCAGCACCATTGAGCTTCCAATGGCTCCAGCTGCTCTGCGCTCGCTCAGCCCCGCCGCCAGTGTTCCGGTAGAAGTATTTGTAGACGTAGATCCGATCAGCAAAACCGCTTTTGCCTGACAACGCGAACCAACTGTTCCCCGTATCATTCCCGGTCATGCCGAACACTTCGGCCGGGATGTAGCTGCTCACATAGCTGGTCAGATCAGCCGCATCGGCCACCAGCGCAGTCCCCGCCCCGCGAACGCTGAACTCGCGGAACTGGCTCCACTGGCCATTGTCCTGACAAAAGATGATCGCCCCCTGCACGGGAAGTGGCCGACAGTTTGGATCAATCTCGTATTGCGTCAGCACTGTGATCTGCGCTGTCGATGGCGTCAGAACTGTCTCCGCCGCGTTAAAGCGAAACTGGATCTGATCGGAAAAGATGATCAACTCATCCTGGTACGGGATCGCATAACGCAGCACTGACACCCGGTTATTACTGGCTGTCAGGTCGATTGGATCCGTGTCCAACACTGCCGTCACAGTCTCCGGGAAGAACTCAAAGAAGTCCCGGGTGCGGCTCAGGATGACGTTCTCATCCGCCAGAAAACCGAGTCGGTTCTTGTAGATGAAGACGTCCTGGATGGGATAGCCAATGAAGCTGGGGTCCGGCGCTGTGTCGTAATCACCTGCAGTGCGCTCACCCCAGGTGGGGATCGTCACCCCACCCTGTGTGCTGCCATTGGCAGGGCCGAAATAGAAGGTGCCGTCCGGCAGCCGCACCAGCAGGTGAGGCATTGTCACCGGGTCGATCTTGTACTCCACGCCGGGGCTGACGGTCTCCTGCCATGAGCCCTCGCCAAAAGTGCCGGCACCGCTGCGAGGAACAAAACTGACGTAGTAGCCGTCAAACTTGTTGCCTGGGTCGCCCACCACCTCAACCTGGTAGCCCTGTGGCGCAATGGTCGGGAGCTCGGTAAAGGCCTGCACGCTGCTGGTGATGGCCGTGATGTCGGCGTTGGCTCGGGCGTCCGATGCAGCAACCGTGATTGCGCTGCTGCTTGTCAGGTGCAGCACCGATCCACTGCGGTTGATCGTCACCCCGGACAGAGGCCCTGCGGTGGCCGTTGCCACAGTCGCCACATGCACCGGGGTGGTGTCGGTGCCACCTTGCAGCAGGCTGCGGGCCACAAAGATCTTGTCGCCGGGCCGATAGCCAGCACCCGCAGCGCTCACGGCCACCGCTGTGACCGCCGTGCCATTGCCGGTCACATTCACTGTCAGCCCAGCACCGCCCTCATCGGTGGTGGTCGCCACGCTGCTGACCGTGGCGTTCAAGGTGGTGGCAGAGCCGACAACCGTCAGCGTCAGCACTGGCCCCCCAACCAGAGCCCCCCTGATCTGACTGGCAATCTCGGCTGTGCTGATTCGGTTCTCGGTTGTTGTCGCACCACTGACAACCACAGGCGCTACGGCCGTGCTGATTGTGACCTGGCTGCTATTGACGTTGACGATGTACTTCTGGCCATAGTTGGCGGCCTTTACCCAGACCAGCGCTTCGTGCGCGGCGGGCCGAGCAACAGCAGGGGCCAGCGAAGCGTCCATCGCAGGCACAGCTTTGGTGTTGCTGATGAACGTGTAGTCGGCAATGGTCGCAGCCCTGATGTCGCTCTTGGCGCTAACTACCGACGACAGGTAGCCGTAGCCCGACGGGGCATTGACGGTCTTCTCGTTGCCTTCCAGGTCAAACACCTTGATGGCAGTCTTGCCAACAACCACCAAATACTTCTCACCTGCATCACGCAAGATCTGGTGGAAGTAGACGTCGCCAAAACTGCTGTTGCTGACTTTGGCGATGACCTGCGTGGATTCACGCTTGCGCAGACCCTCGGCCAGGGAGCTCATCCCATTGATCTGGATCTCGCCTTGGCTCGGTTCGCGTTGCGCGTCCGGTTGCTGGCTGATCCCCTGAATCAGGTTGGGGATGGTGTAGCTGACGAGGTTAGCCACGCAGATACCCCCGGTTCCTGCCCAGCAGGCCAAGGCCCGGCGAGTAGGTCGGCATCGGCCTGAGTCCTGGCCCGCCAGTCAGGCTGTTGGGTTGCGCCTGTTCGATCTCGACGCGCTGCAGTTCCACCAGCGCCATCTGCTCATCCAGCGCGGTGTACTTGAAGATCGCGTCAGAGCCCAGCACACGGTTGCTGAACACCCGCGCTGAGCGGATCACGATCCAGCGATTGAACACCTCTGGACACTCATCCCAGGGCAGCAGCCAGACCACATCCGCTTCAAGACTGGGGATGTCTGCGCCCAGGATGTAGGTGCGCTTCTCGCGGTCATAAACCCGCTGGCCGCGCAGCTGGAATCGCCCGGCCCACTGATAGGCATCAGGCGCGAAGGAGACGACGTTGGCTGGCACCACGATCTGGTTGGTGCCGGAGTCCTTCACGAACTCGTAGCCCTGCTCGCTGTTCCAGCTCCACCCTCTCGTTTGCCCTTCCTTGTGGAACTCGAGGATGGTGCGCTCAGCCATGGTCGCTTCCACGACCTGCTGGTTCTCAAGGCTGTTGACGGGTTGCTCGCCGATGTTCTGCAGGCAGATGTTGACCGCCTCGAGCAGGGTTGTCCTGCCGGGAGTTGTTCCCTGGTTTGCGAGGCCCATCCGAGCACTGCAGGGGTGCAGTACTAATGCTATCGGCAGACACAAAAAAGCCCCCCGCCAGGAGCGGCAGGGGGCTATCCCGGTTCTCCCAGCTAAGGCTACGGGAGCTCAATCACACCTGCACACTCAGCACGCAGGACACCCATGCCGATCGCCATACGGCTGACCATCAGGCTGGCCTGGTACATGATGTTGAAATCACCGCCCTGAGGGGTGACTTGCAGGCTGGGGCTGCGCAGAGTCAGCACACCGATGGCATCGCGGTGGAACACGATTGCCTTGTTCTTCGACAGATCCTGCTGATAAGCGGTGTTCTTGTCGTAGGCGCCATTGGTGTAAGCAGCCTGGGTGACGTGGTTCGACTCGATCACGGGGATGCCCTTCACGCGCAGCACACGGCCGCTGGCGAAGGATCCGTTCTCGCCGCTGGCTCCATTGAAGTCCGCGTTGATGGCGCGGGTGGAATCCAGCAGCACGTCGTACTCATCGGGACCCACCACACAGAGGAGATCCTCGGTGGGCACGTCCTTCTTCTTCATCGCCACCTTGAGGGCGCTGATCTTGGCGATCAACTCGTCCCCTTTCGCCGCTGAAGTGGCAGCGGCATAGCCAGCCGAGAGGGTCTGGGTCTGACCGATGCGACCGGCGTTGCCGGCTTTGGCCAGGGGTTCAGTGGCAGTCTTGGCAGCCGCGTACAGCACACGTGCAGCACGCTTGTCCCACTCCCGGGCGAGGGCTTGACCCAGCTGATGGGTGACGTCCTGGCGGACGTCGTAGTAGTTCATCAGCTCGTCCAGGTCATAGATCACCTGGTCGGCAATCATCAGACCATCGAGGTTGATGATCTGCTCATTGCGGTCGCCGGGGCTGTTGGTGGCGCCCAGGATCGGGGTGCCAGGAACGTGGTAGCCGGCTTCTGCCTTGCCGCTGACAGGGAACGCAGCGGACTTGCCACCGCGAATGTTGCGCTCACGCACTTTGCCCTTGAAGACGCAAGCGCGATCGAACGCAGACAGCAGCTCGGCAATACCGAGTTTGAGGAACAGGGCATCAACTGCACCTGCGCCTTTAATTTGACCAATCCGGTCGAGAGAAGCGTTGGCCATTGGCCTTTAGGGATAGCGAGCTTCTGTCCGTTGTTTGGCTGAGTGGGGTGTCTCCCTAGGAAGGCCCAATCAGTTGCACGGGTGCAGAACAACTCATGTCCCGACCTTACATAAAGACATTCGACCTGGCGAGGGTCTTGTCGTACCACTGGCGGTATTTCGGATCGACCTCATACAGGACCTTGCCGTTCTTGTCCCGCTTGCCACGGGCATCAACAGCCTGCTGATCGCTCTCGAACACGTCGGTCTTCACGGCGCTGCCGCCACCGATCAGCTTCGGCTCCTGGCTGCCGGCGCTGGCCCGGGCTTGAAGCTGCTTGATGGCGAAGCGAGCCGCGGCCTTGTTTCCGCTGTCCACTGCGGCGTTGTAGTCGGCCAGTTCCTGCGGGTCGAGGTTGCTCATCGCCCACTGGCTGAGCTGTTGGAACTGCTGCTCACCGCCGACCATGCCCTTCAGCTCAGCCACGTCGGCATCGGTGAGACCCGGGGCTGAACTATCTGGAACCGCCGGAGAGTTGCCCTTCGCCGGTGCCACGCCCTGCAGATAGGTCTCCACCACCTCGCGGGGCAGGCCGCCCTTCTCCACCAGGGCATCGACATAGCTGCTGACGTCCTGGCCGGCGTAGACCTTCTCCGCCATCTCGAGCGGGTTGATCTCTGCTGCCTCGATGGCGGTCGCCACCGTGTCGCCGTACAGCTGCTTGCCCAGTTCAGGGGTGTACTGATCAGGGGTGATCGCAGGCTGCGGCTCGGGCTCACTCTGCGCTGGCTGCTGGCCCCGCTGGCTGATCAGCTTCTGCGCCTCGAGGTAGGCCTTCTCCAGTTCCTCAGTGCTCTTGAACTTGCCGGCCAGCAGCGCCTCGCCCTCATCCGTTGATTCGGGCTGGGTGTTGAGTTGCTGCTGTTCCTGCTCGAGCTCCTGCAGGAACCCGTCAATGAGATCTTCCTGGCCAGGTGCCACCAGGTCTTGCAGCTCGGGGCTTGGTGTTGCGGTCATGCGGGTGGTTGTTCAGTGGGTTGGGGTTCAGCCATCTGCTGGCTGGCGGCCGCGGCATTGGCCAGCTTCTGCGGGTCGGCCATGCCGGCCGCCATTGCTTGCTGAACCATTGCGGCCTGCTGCTGGGCTTGCTGTTCCTGCGCCAGCTGCTCTTCCGTCTTGACCAGGCCGATGATGTCCATGCCCATGGCACCGGCCAGGCGGCGGATCAGCTCGGCTGGCATCACGTAAGTGGCGATGCCCTCGGGCCCCAGCGACTGCTGGAGGATGGTCATGAAGCGAGCAGTCTTCTCAAGGTCGTTGCCGCGGCCAACAGCCGCCAGGCCAACGCTGACCACCGGTTGCACCAGCCCTTCCGGCAGCTTGGGCAGCTTGCCTCTGCGGGTCAGGATCGCCAGCTTGCGCGCCACGTAGGGCTGCTGGAACTCAGTGGTGAGGATGGCGTAGATCGAGCCGAGTGAGTTCTCGATCTGCAAGGCCTGCAGCCTCACCTCTTCTGCGGTGGTGCGCTCTGAGTCGCGCACGTCGGCAAGCATGAAGGCCTGAGCCAGCCGGGCCTCAATCCGTGCCAGGCCCTGGGCCGCGACGTTGAGATCGGCAGCCTTGTTCACCTGGATGGTGAAGACGTCATCAGGGTTGCCGGGCAGGTAGGCGCCGTTGGGTGCCTCGGCCAGCTTCTTGGGATTGGCGATGCCGCTGGGCTTGACCAGGTGCTTCACCTGGGCCGACACCAATGAGCCCTCGGCAATGGCCTGGCTCAAGGCCTCAGCGGTTTGCAGGTCCGCGATGCAGGCCGCCTCGACGTAGCCAGGGGAGTAGCCCTGCCCGTCGATCCGGTACATGCGCAGCGGTAGCCAAGGCGATTCGCTGACGCTTGCTGTGCCACGTGAGCCAGGGATCTCCTGATCCTTGATCTCCTGATACCACTTGACCTTCTTCCCTTCCCACTCGATGTGGGTGTAGAGCCGAACAGTGCGCTCGTACTCCGGGGTCACGTCGTCATCAACGATCCCCTGCACCTCGCCATCTTCCTCCTCGAGCAGTTGCCGTGCGTTGCTGGGCAGCGATTCAACCGACAGCTGTTCGCAGACAATCGCCTCGATAGGGTTGCCCATCAGGTCGCGGCGACAGACGTAGCGGTTGAGGTGGAAGCACTTGAGCCCCTCATCCGACACGTACATCAGCACGTTGCCGCTGATGATCAGGTGCAGCAGCATCTCGTGGACTGCCACGCGGTCGTTGCTGGTCTCGATGCTGCGCAGCACCGCCCGCTCGAGCCTGGCCAGCGCCAAGTCGAACTCGCTTTTGGAACGGCCCAGCTCTTCAGGCGTGGCCCCGGCAGCCTGCATCTGCTGCTCGTTCTTGGCCATCTCGATCTCGTCGATCGTGAAGCGGAAGAACGTCTCAGTGGGTGGCAGCAACGCCAACAGCAAGCGGCTGGCCAGGTTGTGAACACCCCGGGCACCAATGCCATTCCACGGCAAAGGGAAAGTCTGGTTGTCGTTCGGGTAAGGCTCGTCGCTCAGCGGGATCAGGTAGGGCAACGTGAGCCGTGAAGCGGTGCGGGCTCGCTCGAGGTAGTAGTTCCGGTCTGACTCCAGGGCCCGGTAACGCTTTTCGCAGCTCATAATCAGCCTCCGATGTTGATGCCAGCGCCAGCCCCGGCAGCGGTCTGGCCGATGCGTAGAGAGCTCATCGCGCCGGTGGCGCGAGGCGATGCCGGCTTGCGGCGAGTGAGTGGGGCAGTTGGCGCTGTGGATGACGGAGCCGAAAGAATCTTGAGAGATGCGGCGGCCGCATTTGTCGCCATTCGCGCTTGATCCAGCTGCTGGCGCTGTCGCACACTTTGCGCGGCCAGCTCCGCCATTTGTCCCTGATGCTGGTTCGCCAGTGATTGCTGCCGATTAAAGTTATTGACATAAAGGCTGTAGCCTTGGTTAAAGCTGCGCAGCCAGTCATCGTAATAGCCGCCGCTCAGAAGATTGTCAGAGCTGTTTCTAACAATCAAGTCCTTGACTTGAGCTGATGGCTTCGCGCCAAAATGCGAGATCCAGCTTTTGTACGGCGATGACGAAAACCATTGCTGGTCGTAGAAGTCAGCACGGCTAAGCATCGACTGCAAATCATTGGCCATGCTCATACACCAATGTTGATACCGGAGCCGGCCGTTGACTGTGTAGCGCCAGGCGCGATTTTGAGGCTGGTCTTGCTCTTTTCCTTTGGCTTGGCTGCGGTGGTTGTCATCGCTCCAGCAGGCGCTTCGCTCTGCGTTGCCGTGGCGGCGTAGGTGCCTGTCTGCATGGCGGCTATCTCTGCTGAGGCCGCTTTCTGCTCAGCCTCTAGAGATGCCCGCTGCTCATTGGCGCGTGCGTTTGCTTCGTCGATCTGCGTCTGCAGTTGCTTGGCAAAGGCCTCTTGCTGAGCCGATAGCTGCTGGCTGTATCGGTCCATAGCAGCGCGATTCGCTGCAATGTCAGCCTCGCTTGGCCCTTGGTAGACAAGCTGAGGGGGCTGAGGGGCGCTTCCGAAACACATGGCTATGAGGTGGTGATGTTGAGGCCAGTGCCTGCGGCCTGACCAGTTGCTGTTTTGCGCTCAATGCGCAGGTCGCGCTTGCCCTGTGGACTGGCCACGCCTTGCCGGTCACGCCCAACCACGGGAGCGCGGGCCGTCTTCTCTGGTGGCGGCGTCCCAATCAGCGCTGCCATGCGAGCTGCGTTGGCTTGTGTCTCATTGGCTCGCTGGACCTTGAAGTCGCGCAGCTCTGCCAGGGCGCTCTGCTGACCCTGTAGTGCCTGGTTCAGCTCCATCTGCTTAATGCCCATGACACCTTGCTGCTGCTGACGCATCAGCTCGATCTGCATGTCCGCCTGCCGGTCATAGGCAGACGTGTCGGGCATCGTGATGGTGGCTGCGCTGCCGCCTCCCCCGAAGCACATCAGAGTTCCTCCAGGTTGAGCGGATCTGACTGCTGTTCCTCCCGCAGTTTCACCAGGTAGCCGATCACTTCTTGTGTGCCGATCCAGTGATCAATCTCCCGGTGGGACATTGAACGACTGGGGACATCAGGGAAGACGCCCCGCAGCTTCTCGATCAGCTCTTCAGTAACGATGGGCTGTAACACTGCAGGAGTGCAGAACACCCTCAGGCTACCGGTGGCTCCCATAGCAGGGGAGTGTTGCTCGTCAAGTCGTACTCACCTGCGCGAAGGATGCGAGCGCAACGGGCTTGCTGGATGACATAGGGCAGGCCGTAGCCCTTCTTCTCAAACGCCTTGAGCGTCTGATCCCACATCTCCACCTCTGTTGTGCAACCAGCCAACAGCCGATCAGCACCAACCGCACCGATGCCAGGGCAGCCGGGGTAGTTGTCGCTGGTGTCGCCGGTCAATACCTGGCTGTAGAAGCTGCGATCGGCCTGCAGTCTGCTGACCTCGAGGATCTCGCCATCACGCAGATGCAGTCCCGGTAGGGTGAGCATGTCCTTGTCGATGCTGACGATCACGTCGCCCTCTTCGTAGAGGACGCCGAGCACGTCATCGCCTTCGATGTCCGGCAGCCGCTTCACCTGCCAGCCCCTGGCCGGGGCTGCCTTGTCCACCCACTCCACCAGCTGCCGGTAGCCGGCGGGCTTGCGGTACTTCTTGCGGTTGGCCTTGTACTGGGGCCAAACGCCATAGCGAAAGCTCACCCGATCCGAGAACACGAGCACGGGATCGTGATCGGGAAGGGTGTCGCGGATCTCGCCGATGGCGTTTTGGAACAGGGCCTGCGCGTCGCCATGCCGGCAGAGGTAGGTCCAGTCATCTGGCGCCCATTCGGCCTCGTATTCACTGGCCGCGGCGGCACGGTAGAGATACACCTCGGTGTCGATCAGGGCCTTCATCCTTCACACTCCCGGACCAGCCGATCGGCCACCTCATTGATCGCCAGGTAGGAGATGCGGGCCTGGCCTTCATCCGGCGCCCAGCTGCGAACACGCTGGCTGATCTCAAACACAACAGCCTTCATCCGGCGGCGGTCGTCGATGCTGTATTCACCCAGGCCCCAGTAAAGCTCGGTCAAGTCATTGAGCAGTGTCATGTTTTTAGTTGATCGGACTAGGAGGGCCAGTTTTCGTTCAGCTTGTGGTCGCCGCACCAGTCGTTGACGAAAACAACCGGATAGCCGTTCATAGTCGGCGCATGGCGGCGGCACCTGCCAATGTCAGTGATTCCGTCTGCTCGCTCTTTTGGGGCAAACCACATGCAGGACTTGCAACGCATCCCGTCAGCGCGGTGCATCCAGGGATCGCGGTCTTTAACGGGAGTGGGAATGGTTTCGTTCATGGTGGTAGTGACGTTGACTAACAGGGCAGAGATTCAATAGCTCGGCGAAGATCCGAGATGATCTCCGGCAGGTAATGGCCGTCTCGCTCCATGACTTCTAGATGCTTCAGGTTCAGTTCCTTCAAGCTCGGCGGCTTGGGGCGGCGACCTTCTTGCAACGCAGCGCCCCACCAAGGGTTTTGGTTGCTGATCAACCATCCCACGCACGCCTCTAGCTCTTCATCCCTCGCCTCTTGCAGCTCATTGAAAACGCTGGCATCGCGTTGGTGCCAGCCCCAGTTTGCGGCTTGGATGGCGATCACGCGAGCATCAGGACCAGGTGGCTGACCACTTGCCTCGTGCATCCACTGCTGTACCAACTCGTCTGGCGGGGTGATCAGGTGTTCTTGAGTCATTCGATCACCTCAGCAGTGCAGTCGGGCCAGCGGTTTTTGCAATACAGCAGGGCCTTGGTCTTGTTTGGGGCAGGGATTGTCACTCGCATCGCAGGCGACGTTGTCTGCCTGACGTGAACCCTGAATAGTCGTGTTGACTCATCAGGCTTTGGCCGACTGACGCCAGGGCCAAGGTTTGGTTCCAGCCAGCCAGGCGGGATGCTGTCGGGCTTGAGGCCCATCACTCGTCCTCCATTTCGATGATGTGTTCCAGGGCCCGGATGTATCCGTTCCAGTAGCCCTGCGTAAAACTGCCGTCCACGGTCTCGTCGTAATGACGCAGCGCCATCTCCCTTAATCGAACAAGGGCGCGTCGGGAGACGTCGACTGGCTGTTCTCCTTTTCTGGTTGCCATGGCGTTACGTTGCGTTGGTCGTGGATGTTGACGTAGCCGTATTTGCCGAGGAACACCATCAGGCTTCTGACCCTGCGAGAGACAACAGCGCCGCGGCGCCATGCCCCCTGGTAGTAGCCCTTGATCTCCTGGCCGATTTCGTACTCGTGGGTCCAGCTCATCCGTGGTGTTTGCGAAAGGCCTCCATGTCCCTGAAGTCCATCTCCTGAAACTGCGGGTGCTGTGCCAGGAATCCAGGGCTGGGCAAGATCACATCCCGCCCGCTCTTGTTGAACTGCAGGGTTGACCACTTGCCGGTAAGCAGTCCTCTCTCGAGGATTCCCTGCAGCTCGTGCCTGTCGATCAGCGGCTCCATCACTGGGCCTCGAGTCGAGCTGCCTCCTGCTGCGCCCATTGCAGATAGTCGTTCCACTTCTCCGGTGTGAGCGGGCTGTCTTCCTTGGCAGGCGGCAGCAGTGGATGCTCATTGCTCTCGAAGGGCACGTAAGCCTGGGAGTTGTGCGGGTCTGGCGCTGCGATCAGCGACCGGCGCGTCGTTGGCAGCTTCTCCAGTTGCCAGCCGGCAGGGCGACAGAAGGCAGGCAGCTCCTCGCGGAAGCCCCAGCTTCGATTCGCCATGCCGTTCTCTGTTCGATACAGCGGTGCCATCAATTCCTTCCAGGTGGGGTAGCGCTTGAACGTGTTGGGCTCGAGGCCCTGAATCCATTGCTCTGCTGCCCACATGAATTGCGGTTCAGTGATCTCGGGGAACTCACTGGTGAAGCTGTGAAACTTCAGCCGGCAAACGTGTGGGCTCCAGCGGTCGCTGTCTTTGATGCGCAGGTGGGCTGCGATCATTTCGGCAACCACCAGAAATGTCTCGGCGGTCAGGCTGATTGGCTTGGCCATTGCTCGAGCGCGGCAAGCATCCGCGGGTCTTGGGGCATTGGCCGGCCCAGGGCAGTGGGCTTGGCCAGCTCTTCTTTGAGGTACTCAGGCTTCAATGCCTGCCAGCCGTGCTCGACGCCAGCTGCGCACAACGCAACCTGCTGCCATTCGGGCAAGCGTGCGATGCGATTGCAGGTGGCAAGCCATGCCGCCTCTGTCCAAGTGGCATTGCCTTTGTGCTTTGAGCGGCGGCTCTCGTTCCACCACTGCAGCAGCAGCGGGGCAGCCTCCTCGCACACACCGTCAGGCACGGTGCTCATCTGCCAGGCCGGCGGCGCAGCTCGCTTGGCTGCTGGCCTTTCCTCTTCTTCAAGATCAGGCACCGCCGCAAGAAACGGTGCGGGTTGGCCGGCTTCGATGTAGCCAACCGCCCGGCCAGCAAACACGCAGACACGTTCAAGTGTCTGAAATGTTTTGCCGCAGCTCTGGCACAGCCTGATCCTGCGATCAGCTTCGGCAGATGAGCGTGTCTCAGTGACGCGGCTCTTTTCGTTGCCGCAGTGAGGGCACTTCATTCGCCTCCCTCCGCCTCGACATACACCCAGCTGCCGCACCAGCTCTCGTGGTAAACGGTTGGCCAGCGAGGATGAAAGCGAGTGCTGTACTCCGGTGGTTTGCAGCAGCACTGAAGAAGCTCATGCTTCTCGTAGACAAAGCCGCGTGCGTATCTGCAGTTGCTGCAGCATTGGCTACGCAGCGGCAGGGTGTAATTCGTCATTCCAAATGACCTTGAGGTGAATCGACTGGTTGTTCTTGGGTTGCTGCTGCCACTGCGCTTCGATTCGCTGCAGCACCGTCACTCGGTCATCGGCCCAGACAATCCCGTTGCCGGCGTCCATCACGGCGCCAGCGAGGTTGTCCAGATCAGATGTCCCAGGCCCGCAGAACGTGAGATGCAGCGCCACTACCTGACCTTTCTCAAGCGGTGGGACAGTCCACCACTCGCTGAGGATTGCCCGAACGCTGTCGGCCCAGGTGCGGTACTTGGTGTCCTTGTAGGCAGAGCCCCGCCCAAAGCGAGGCCGTGCCTTGGGCTGCAGCGGCACCGGCAATACGAAGTCGGCGGTGCGCAACGCCATCAGAAGGGGATCTCCTCGGCGTCGGCTTTGGCCAGTGCAGCCGGGGCATCAGCCTTTACCTGGGCGGCGCGGGCCCGGATCTGCTCGGCCATGCTCATCGGCTGGGCTGGCTCTTCTGCAGCGAACGGTGTCTGGGCAGCAGGGGTCTCGGCCACGTAGCCGTCTTCCTCGCCGAAGGCAGACGCTGCATCAACGCGCTCGTAAGGCACCAGGTCGATCACCTGCAGCGACTCGAGCGTGAGGCTGATGCCCTTGGCACCGCTGCGCTTCTCGGTCCAGCCCCAGGCCGAGAACGCCACCTTCACCTTGGAGCCGTTGCCGATCAGGCAGTCCTGGGGCCAGATGTTCTTCTTGCTATCGACGATCACCGGCGGGGACATCAGGTTCCCCTTGGCACTCATCTCGGTGCGCTTGAACCGGAAGCGGATCTTGCCGGTGGGGTTCTTGTCCTTGTCCATCTGATCGGCAAATGGCCAGGCGTTCTTGGCCTGCTTGGCGCCGGGGCCATTCACCTCAACAAACAGAAGCTCGATTTTTTCGATGAAAGCAATGGTCTCGGGGTCGGCCGGGTCCAGGGCCAGCTCGATCGACCAAGCGCGAGGGTCGCCTTCTTCGTAGCCATCAGCGGGCTCGAGAACCTTGGCCCACCAGGCCTCGCCAAGCGGGGAAACATGGAGCTGTCGCGGCATTTGTGCGCCACATGTGGAGAACAGCGCGACCTTAGGTACCTAGGAGTGCTACGGCAAGACACCTAGGAGAGTCTCACGAGAAGCAGTGTGGGTTCTGGCCGATCTCTCCATGGCACAGATCTCCCACCTGCGGTGCGGGCGGAAGGTTCTTAAGCCCTGCAGCATCTGCGATCTGGGCCGCCATCTCCGCTAACCAGTCAGGCGCGTAAAGCCCCCTGAGCTCGTCATGCAGGGTGTGATGCAGCCAGCCTGCACGGGATGGAATTGTCGCAAAGCAGTCGTGATTGGTTAGGAGCTGCGCACCTTGCTCTCCACTCTTCTCAATGACCAGCTGGCACAGGGCCGCATCAAACGAGTGGACCGTGTTGGCGGTCACGGCCCGGTTGGTGCTGCGTGCAGACAGCTCTCCTTCTTTGGCCTCGTCAGACCACGCCTGCCACCGCCGCCGGCCATGGGCCAGGGTCGTGACGGTGGTGCGTGGGTCCAGGGCATCGCCCAGTCGGATCGGCAGGCCCATTGGGCTGGTCCACTGCACCGCCTTGCCCTCGGCCAGCACTGTCCTGGTCACGGTGCGCAGCCAGGTCTGCAGATCGAGGCAGCTCTTGAGCTCAGCCCCCAGCAGCACGCCCAGCTTGCGGGCCAGGTATCGGGCCGGGGCCAGGTAGGCGTACTCCCACTGGTGCAGCTTGAGCCCGGCCTGCCGTTCCTCCAGCGCTGCCACCAGCCCCTCGACCACACCCAGGAACTGGGCGCCATAGATGGTCGTCATCACTGGGCCTTTGCACAGCGAGCGATCGACGCCGAACTCAAGCCACAGCTGGGCCATGCGCTGCTCGCGCTCGGTGCCGTTGCTCAGGTCCAGCCTCAGCAGTCGCTGCAGTTCGCCTGCGATGTGGCTGTAGAGATCGCGGTGGCTTTTGCCGGCGATGTTGGTGAGCTTGGCCAGCCTGCGATCACGCACCAGGGCAGATGCGATGCCGATGCCGCTGCAGGTTTGATCGAACCGCACCGGTGTGGTGCAGCTGCTGCTCGGGTCAGCCACCTGCTGCGCAATGGCACGGCACAGCTGCAGGTACTGCCATGGATCCTTGGCGTCACGCCACAGCTCAAGCCGATCCAGCGGCGCCTCGGCTGCACCGCACATCTCCATCAGGTGATTGCGGCCCCACTCCAGTCGGGCTTGCCAGTTGCCCCGGATCCCCCAGTGGCTGGCTGCACCTTTGAGCAGCCACTCAAACGCCTCAACCGAGCAGGTCTCGCCGTGGCTGAAGTGAACGGCAGCCTTCTCCCAGTCCGGGCCCTGGTGGGTGGCGTAGCGGTTGGAGGTGTAGAGCCGGCCCCGGAAGTCACTGCAGTAGGCGAACCAGATCGGCATCCCGGCCACCTCCTCGCACTGCCGGATGGTCTGCTCAATCCGGTTGCGTTCTGCTGCGCCCTCGCAGCGGTCGCGCTGCGCCTTCAGGCGTTGTCGCTGGTAGTCCTTAAAGGCCTCAGACCCGAGCAGCTCCTGCGGCCGCGGCGGATCCTCGAGCGGGTCGCGGGTGACAGGGAACAAGCCGCGGATGTTGTGGTCCCAGGCGCAGCGCTGCAGCTCGACCATCCCTGGGTCAATGCGCAGCTCTTGCTGTTGCAGCTGGTTCACGGCCCTGAGCACTGGGGCCAGCGCCGTTGGCGTCAGGTGGCTGAGGTCCAGCCCGGCACGGCTGCGCACCAGCGGCTGCTTGTTGTCCAGGTGCCCACCGCCGTGCATCCCCTCCCACGGCCGGGGCGGCACCAGCATTGGCAGCCGGCGTGCCTGAAAAGGCCGCGGCGGGTTGGCTTTGATCACAGCCTCCGCTGTTGCAGTGGGCCGCACGGTGCAGCGCAACCGGCCATTGCGGCTTGTGGTGCCCACCTCCACTAGGTCGGTGTTGGCAAGGATCACCTGCAGCAGCAGGTTGCCCACCTCCACCTTCTCTGTGTGTGTCCAGCCGCTGCAGTCCAGGCGCAGCTGCTCGAGCACCTTGGTGTCGCTGAGCGCCCTTGCCCCTTTGCGCTTGCGGATCAGCCGCATCAGGTCGGGGCTGGCCTGCTCAATCCGCCCGGCCTTGAGCTCATCCTGCAGGGCCTTGCCGATGGCACCGGCCAGGCGTCGCTGCTCAGGGCGCTGGCTGATCTGGTCGATCACCACACCCAGGGCGATGGCAGCAATGGACCTTGGGCCTCGGTTGGTGACGTGCAGCAGCAGAGGCCAGGCGGCGAAGTGCGGGCCGGGCTTGCTGGGGTTGGCCAGCAGCTCTTCAAGCAGCAGGCCCAGGGCCACCGTCACCTGCTCGGCGCACTGGGTGAAGAGGGCCCGGCCGTACTCAGTGACGCTCTCTTTGCCCTGCGCTTTGAGCTTGGCTCGGGCATTGATCGCATCCCATTTCGCCCGCTCTCTTTCCCTCTCCTCCCTCTGCTTCTGCAGTTTGTCCACAGGGGTGGACGCAGGATTTCTGGGTTTCAATTCGCATTTTCGGGCGCTTTCAGCAGTAATTCCACCCCACCTGTGCAGAGATGGCTAACTCGTTACTGCAGCCAATGAATACGAGTGCTCTGCAGGGGTGGAATGACATTTTTCGGATTTTAAGTCCGCTGCGTATGCCAATTCCGCCATGCTCCCGCCTGTGACCGCAAGGGATCTCAGGGATTCAGCCGTCTGCCGAGACTGCCGAACCTAAGCAGTCTGCCGCAGCGAGCAGGCAGAGAAACCGATCCGGTGGACGCATCCACAACAACAGGCGTCACTCACCGAAGACGGGCAGCGGGGCAGGGCCAGCCGGTTCAGCCCGCACACCGCCGGGTGAGAAGGGGTCCATGCGCAGGCGGGTGCGGTAGTTCCCGTTGAAGTCCGGGATGGTGCAGCCAGTGAAGGGGGCGTTCTGCGGCGTGATCTCGACGCCGTAGTTCCAGCCGCAGGCCGGGCCATAGAGCTGGGCGATCAGGGTCAGCGC